ACTGATATCCAAGAGAACATAGCAAAGAATATGATTCGTATTCCTAAAGAAAAATACATGCAAGGTACTTTCTGGCAATGGAAGGAACCAATTGAGGGTCATCGTTACATTATGGGTGTGGATGTTAGTAGAGGGGATAGTGAGGACTTTTCATCAATTAACATTATTGATTTTGACGATAGAGAACAAGTTGTCGAATACATTGGTAAAATACCTCCTGATGATTTGGCAAATATTGCCTACAAATGGGGTATCTTATATGACGCATTTATTGTAATTGATATTACAGGCGGTATGGGAGTTGCAACATCTAGAAAGTTACAAGAAATGAATTATAAAAGTTTATTCATTGATGGTATTAACACACAGAACATTTGGGAATACAATAAAAAGGCTTTAGATAAAATACCAGGGATTAGTTTTAATAATAAAAGAACCCAAATTGTGGCAGCCTTTGAAGAACAACTTAGAAAAGGATTTTTAGTAAGGTCTAGTAGATTATTAAATGAACTCAATACGTTTGTTTATCTGAATGGAAGACCTGACCATATGAAAGGAATGCATGATGACTCAATTATGAGTATGTCTATGGCTTTATATGCTGGTGATATTTCATTCAATCAATTACAAAAAAGTGATTCTAAAAATAAAGCAATGATAGATTCGTGGGTTATGTCCGAAAGAACTTACGAACCGGCTAAAACTCATTATTCTTATGGTTCATCTTTTGACCAAATAGGGGCTATGGGGATGGATACACACGACATCTACCATAAAGAAAACCCAATGAATGTACCTAAAGACGCTTACAAGGATCATATGTGGTTATTTGGAAGAAGTAAATAAGTTCCAATTATCAAAAATTTAGTTTATATTATAAAGAAAAGTATTTATATACAATGGCAAATCAAAATCCAACTGTTTTTCAGAAATTAACCAAAATGTTTGGTTTCCCCGGTCAGATCAAACAAGATCAGTCACCAACATTTAATTTCAGTAAAGACGAATTATTAAAAACAGATAGTAGAGAAGAATTTGAAAAATCAATGTTACAAGCTCAACAGAGTCAATACATTGCAGACAAATGGACTAAATTAGACCAATCTCTATATAACCAATCGGTTTATTACGAACCGAATAGAATGGCCGCATACTACGATTATGAATCTATGGAGTTTACTCCTGAAGTATCGGCTGCATTAGACATATATGCTGAAGAATCAACAACAATGTCTGAGAAGGGTGAAATCTTAACTATATATTCTGAATCAGATAGAATTAAAGGAATTCTTGAAGATTTATTCCATAATAAAATGGACGTTAATACTAACCTACAAATGTGGGCTAGAGGTATGGCAAAATACGGTGACGATTTTGTTTATTTAAAAATCGATCCTGAAAAAGGAATTATTGGAGTACAACAATTACCTAATATTGAAATTGAAAGAATTGAAGGTGCCGGAACAAAAACAGCAGGACCACATGACGTTAAAACTCCAACTCGTGAATTAAGATTTCAATGGAAAAATAAAGATTTGGAATTCCAAGCGTGGGAAGTTGCTCACTTTAGATTATTAGGTGACGATAGAAAACTTCCTTACGGAACTTCTATGTTAGATAAGATTAGAAGAATTTGGAAACAACTTTTACTTGCTGAAGATGCAATGTTAATCTACAGAACATCGAGAGCACCTGAAAGACGTGTGTTTAAAATATTTGTTGGTAATATGGACGATAAAGATATCGAATCTTACGTACAAAAAGTTGCGAATAAATTTAAACGTAGTCCAATATCTGACCCACGTAATGGTCAGGTGGATATGAGATATAACCAAATGGCAGTTGACCAAGATTATTTTGTTCCTGTTCGTGATGCTTCTCAAACAATGCCAATTGAAACTTTACCTGGAGCATCAAACTTAGGTGAAATTGCGGATATTGAATATATTCAAAAGAAAATGTTAGCAGCACTTCGTATTCCTAAGGCTTTCTTAGGTTTTGAAGAAGTTGTCGGTGATGGAAAAAGTCTTGCATTAATGGATATCCGTTTTGCAAGAACAATTAATAAAATACAAAAATCATTAATACAAGAGTTAAACAAAGTAGCGTTAATTCATTTATATCTTTTAGGTATGGAAGATGAATTGAATAACTTTACATTATCTTTAACTAACCCATCAGCACAGTCTGATTTGTTAAGACTTGAGCAGTGGAAGGAAAAGATTACTCTTTACAAAGATGCGACTTCCGACCAATCTCAAGTTGGTATCTTGCCTGTTTCGCATACATGGGCAAAGAAGAATATTTTAGGTTTGAGTGATAGTGAAGTTATACTTGATTTACAACAACAACGTTTAGAAAGAGCAATAGGTTTCGAATTAACTAATACACAGAATATTATTAAACGATCAGGTGTGTTCGATGAGGTTGATTCCAAATATGGAATCCCTGAAGAAGAAAGAGAAAAACTTGAAGCTGCAGGTGCTATGGGTGCAGAAGCACCAGGTGGAGAAGGTGGTATGCCACCAATGGGTGGAGCACCTGAACCAGCAGCTGGTGGAGGTGAGGCACCATTGAGTGAATCAACAACTCGAGCAACAAAATCTAAGAAATCAAAAATATTAGGTATGTTAGGTGAAGAGAAAGAAGATTTTAGTGCGTTATTTGATATGAAACGTGCACAACAGAATATTTATGAAATAGAAAATAAATTGAAGGATATTTTAAATGACTAAAAATGAACAAATTCGGAACAATAAAAAGTAAATTATTAAGTAAATTAACAGAATCTTACGCTAACGAAAATAAAGCTGAGATAAAAGACATATTAACAACAATTAAAGAAAACAAAGATTTTAAAGAAATGTATTTGTTCTATGAAGAAATTGAAAATAAATATATTGAAGACAAAGAAACCGCGAAGTTATATGTTGAAGGAGTTATTACTATTTTGAAACAACAAATGGATGATTTAACTACCTTTTGCACATCATTAAATAAAATGATAAATGTTGAATCAATTAATGAAAATGAAATTTATAATTCATTAGACGTTTTAATTGAAAAAGATAATTTATCAAACATAGAAAAGAAAGTTATAGCAAAGAAGAAATTAGTAGAACATTTAACCACTAAGAAGGAAATTAAAGAATCTAAAGATTCGACATTAGTTCCGAATGAAACTTTATTAAATGCTGTATTAACAAATAATTTTAATGTTTTATATTCTAACACATTATCAGAATCACAAAAAGTAGAATTAAAAGACATCCTATCAATTCCTTACGAAGAATTAATTACTAAAACAACTGAACTAAAAGAGTCTATTATTAATCAAGTATCAACACTTATAAGTGAATCATCTGAAAAGGATTTATCCACTAAATTAAATGCTGTTAAAGATGAGGTAACTCAAATGACCCCGTCAAGATATAACTATTACAGATTAAATGAATTAAAAAATGGACTTAACTAAGTCCATTTCTTTTTTGTTGTACATAAACCGCTTTTAATCTCTCAGTTCTTTTTTTAACTGAGGGTTTTACAAACTGTTGTCTTTCCCTTAATTTTTGAACTTGTTTAGTTTTTTGAACTTTCTGTTTGTAAGTTCTTAAAGCAGTTTCAATACTTTTTTCTTTTGTTAAATCAATTATAATCATATATAGATAAATATATTACAAATATATTAAAATATTTTTGGAATAATGAAATAATTTAGTTATTTTTTATTAACACCATAAATAAAAATAATATGAATGTATAATGAAAATTGGTAAGTATATTCCTTTAGGGACATACAATGAAGTAAAAATCGGTTATGGTACCGTAGATTTTAAGAATCTTAAAACCATTTATTTGAAACTAAATTCGTGGTTACAACCCGAAAATGAGACCGATGACTTTAACTGTATAATCAGTAAATCAAGAAAAAAAATTAAAGACTTAATCTTCAATTTAAAAAGTCCTTACTTTAAAGAACAATCTATTGTTGATTTAGATATAAGAACCAAAGGTATTAAATTAGAAAAAAGGTCATTTATGAACTTAGAAATAACATTATATGTTAATGATCAATTTGATATTAAATCAAAAGACGTAAAAAACATAGTAAAAGATTTATTTGAAAGTGTTATAGATGAAGGTATATCTGATAAAAAACTATTCAATTTCTACAAATCCAAAAAATAATAGGGATTTCGATGTATTTATAGTAATAAAATCTATAAATGAAGATATTAGGACCCAAAGAGATTGGACACGGGATTTTGATTGAATACGATGCAGGACACGTATCTCCAGAAGACAACAAACAAATTATTAGAGAGGCAAGAGAAATGGACTTTTCACAAGAACTTATTCTTTATGCAGTTTTACAAAAATTCGACACTCCAAATAAGAACGGAAGGATATATCCTGAAATGTTACTTAAGAGAGAAAACGAAAAATATCAAACACTTATTAAAAAAGGTGGTGCGTTAAACGAATTAAACCACCCTTCTTCTTCACTTATTGATTTAGATAGAGTATCACACTCAATTCTTGAAACATGGTGGGACGGTAAAATCCTTATGGGTAAGATTAAATTATTCACTTCTCCAGGTTGGAGAAAGATGGGTATCGTATCTACTAAAGGAGATCAGGCCGCTATGTTAATTATGAATGGTGCAACTTTAGGTATTTCATCACGTGGTGTAGGTTCTTTAAAACAAGTAAAAGGTCAAAACATCGTTCAAGAAGATTTTGAATTGGTTTGTTTTGATTTAGTGTCCTCACCATCTACTCCTGGTGCATATGTATTTAATGACCCGTCTGAAAGAGATCAATTTCAAGAAGCGGAAGAAAAGAAACCAGCAATTGATGATAGAATGAAGAAATTGATGGGCAACTTAGATAGTTTTTTATCTAAATAATTAATTTTTTAGGTGCAGTTATATTGGAATGGTTAATTTTTTCTTATTTCCCAAGTATTTATAAGGTAATAAAACAATAAATTTTACAAATGAACGAAAAATCTATTTTAGAACAAGCGTTACTTCAAGTGCAAAATCTTGAAGAAGCTGTTAAGCAAAATGCAAAAGGTATACTTGCTTCTACTATGAAACAAGAACTAAGCGACTTGCTTAAAGAATCAATGGAAGAAGAGGATGAGACTGAAGTTCCTGTTGCTGAGCAACCAGAGGACGAAGTTACTCCTGACGAAGAGGAAGACGATATGTCAGATGAAGATGCTGAAGCAGATGATGCTGAAGCTGACGACACTGAAAATGACACTAACCTCGATAAAGACGAAACAACAGACATGGAAGATGAAGAAGACGAGACTGAAGTAGATACTGATGTAGATACCGACGTTGATGCTGAAGATACTTCTATGGATGATTTTGGTACCGAAGACGAAACTTCATCTGATGAAGACGTTATGGATATGACAGGTGCTTCAGATGATGAAGTTCTTAAAGTATTCAAAGCTATGAAACCAGAAGATGGTATTGTAGTTAAAAAAGACGGTAACAATGTTGAATTCGGGGATGGTGAAAACGAATATATTATCAAACTTGATGGAGAAGAAACTCCTGAAGTTGATGAGTCTTTCGGTGAAGACATGTCTATGGGAGATGAATTTTCAACAGAAGATGAATCTTTAGATGGTATGTCTAACGACGAAGATACAACATCAACAGATGATGAGGAAACAATCTACGAAATCGAATTAGATGAAGAAGACGAGGTTGAAGAACCTAAAAAAGTTGAAGCTACTGAAGCTGCACGTACAACGTCAAACCCTCATGGAAACAAGAACGGTATGAAAAGAGCTGGTTTACCAAGCAAAAAAATGTACAAAGCGGGTTCATCTATCAACGAAGAAGTTGAAACATTGAAAAAACAAAACGCTGAATATAAAAAGGCGTTAGTGTTATTCAAGGATAAACTAAATGAAGTTGCAGTATTCAACGCAAACTTAGCTTACGCTACACGTTTGTTCACTGAACATTCAACAACAAAACAAGAGAAATTGAATATTTTAAAGAGATTTGATTCTATTTCTACTATGAATGAAGCTAAGTCTTTATTCAGTACAATCAAAACTGAATTAGGTTCAAAAACTACGGTTACCGAATCAGTTGCGACAAAAATCACTAACGCACCATCAACGTCTACATCTTCTAATCAAGTTTTAGCTGAGTCTAAAGCTTATGAGAATCCTCAATTTAGAAGAATGAAAGATTTGATGAGCAAAATAAAATAAACTAAAAAAACAAAATATTTTAAAA